CCTAAAATTACATGGTGATGATGGTATATTTTCTGTTGAAACTGGAGCAGATGAAAGACTTCGCATCGACTCTGATGGTAATTTGATACACACAGTAAATGATCAATCAGTTAGTTTAGTTGACACTCGAAACTTATCAAATGCTGGTACAAAAATCGCATTCTTTGGTGCAAACCGATATGATACTGATGAAGAATTTGCATCAATCAAAGGTCTTCTTACAAGTAACAGTGGTGGTTCTGGAAATAAACAAAATGGAGGTCTACAATTTGTAGTCGGAAGTGCTTCTCATACTCATGCGATGACTCAAGGTGGGTATGTGGGAATTGGAACTGGAAATCCAGGACAAAAACTTGATGTGGTTGGTGGTAATATTAGAGTTGGTAAAACTTCTAATGGTCAATTTATTGGAGAAAATAATTCAGGATCAGTAAAAATTAAATTAGATACTAGTGGTGATAGTTACCTAATTGGTGGTAATTTTGGTGTCGGAACTAATGGGCCCTCAAAAAGACTACACGTTGTTGTTACATCTGCTACTGCAACAGCAGCAAAATTTGAGAGAACACATAATAATAATACTGCCATTGAATATACAAACTCCACATCGAGCATGTTTGCTGGATTAGCAGGAGACGCTCTTGGATTTGCAATTGATGATGATGAGAACTTGGGTGATGGCCCAATGATGATAGTTCGGAGAGATACTGGAAGATTAGGTATTGGAGCAGGAAGTAATCCAAGTTATAAACTACATGTTAAGGAAGCAAGTGTCAATACTATTGCAACCTTCGAAAGTGGTGATGGTGGTGCTGGTATTTTACTTAAAGATGACACACATCATACAAGAATTGAAACCACAGATGGTGCATTTAAAATAGATGTTGATGTTGATAATGAAATAACACCAGTAGCAAACAGACAAATAAATTTTCAGATTAATGCAAGTACAAAACTTTCCATTAAAAATTCTGGTGTTGTTCAATTAAACACTACAAATAATGCTCATATTCGAGGTGGTGTTTACGCAAAATATACTGGAGCATCAGGTAATACTGCAAATATTAATACTTCATCTATTGGTAAAGTATCATGGTTAAAAACATCTGGTACTACCACAATATTTGAAAATGGTGGATTTACAAATAATGCAACTGATGTAACTGTTCCTTTCGATGGAATTTATATGGTTATGTTTAATGGATACTTAGAAGGAACAAGTGGAGCAGCTAGAACAAATGTAAGATTTAGATTCCAAGTTAATGGAACGGATGAAACTGCAGATCTTTCATTAAATAACTACATTCGTCATGATAGTGCTCATGATGAATCGTCTGTAAACTTTACAGCATATCTAAATTTATCAGCAAATGATACAGTTGCTGTATCAGCTCAACAAATAGCAGCAGCTGGAACTGTTGTTTTGGTGAAAGATCATTCTTCTCTTACATTCCACCTCGTAGCATAAATAATCAAAAATGGCATTATATAACGACAAAAGTGCAAAAATACCAATAAAAAAAGTATTCAATCGAATTGGTATAAGAAGGAGTTTAAATTTATCCGATTTATCGAGCACCAGAGATTCACTAACAAATTTGCTAAATGGATTGGGATTATCTGGTGATAATACTTTCATAGCAGAGGATTTAAATGCAATTGAAAATATATTTGCGAATGGATTAACTAATGAAGGATATTTGAATGTTGTAGATAGTGCATCAAGATTTGTTACTTTAGATGGAAATGATAAATTTTTTGATCCCAGAATCACATATCAAAATCGTCTTGATCAAGTTGAAGTATTTTCAGGAAATCCCAGACTTGCAGGTGGAAACGGATTAACTGCAAATTATTTTCAAAATGACCAAATATTATTTGATGAGCATGATAATTTTGAATATAATATTACTAATGTAAATGATCATAATCCAGGTACAACACCAATCGAGAGAGGAGAGGTTTTTGGTGGGACAACCGCAGACGGTGCAATCCCACCAGATAACTTCTGGGAAGAGGGTGATTTTCAATATTCAGCAAAAGTTCACCCACAATCAAGTAAAATTAATACAGGTGTAAAATGGGAGGGTTATTTTGTACCAATAGTAACTGGCCCAGTAAGATTTAATATTATATCCACTGGATACTTTACAATGGACTTTAACCGAGATGGATACCTAGAGAATGACAATAAAGTCGGTACTGGTGATACATATACAGAATATGTGCGAGTTGGAGTATCAACAGAATTTAAAATGAGTGCAGATATAAATTCTAATTCTAATGCTCTTTTCGTAGATAGTTCAAATTTGGAGAGAATGAATACAATTGGTATTGGTATGACTGTTGTATTAGATGGAAAAATTGCTACTGGAACTAAAATTGATTTTTTTGATAAATTAACGGGGGTAATTAGTCTTACACCTCCAGAGGGAAGTGCAAATTCAGTTACTGCATCATTTGTTGATCAAGATGTAAAATTTACTAGAAGTTTAGGTGAAGAAATAAAACATGATATTGAAACTCATGTATTAGAGGCATATAAAAAATATCGAATAAGATTAAGATATTTTCATCATAAGAATTTTGATTCTAAAGATATAGAGAGAATGTTTGATATTAATTTTAGAGAAAGAGATCAACCTGTTTTTCAGGATTTGAGATATAATAGATTATTTTCTCTTGATTATGATTTTTCAAATAGTGTAAAAGGAGACTTTAACAGGTATTATGATAATTCAGTTCTTTTTGGTGGAACTGGTGCAGAAGATAATTTCGCAATCGGAAGTAGAACTAATTCAAACGAATATGTAAGATTAAGCACAAGTGATAAAGTTGATATTCGATATACACCTCCAAAAAACTTAGCCGCTATTACGAGAAAAACATTTTCTGTTAAAACTCCAACAAATAGAAATGATGGATCTGTAGGTGTCATCGTAACAAAAGATAGTCCTATTCTAAATTTAAGAGATTCATCATTTACACAAGATGTTGAAGTCGGTAATTTAATTGTTTCAACTCAGGCAACAGGTGATGGTCAAGGTGGACAAGGATCTCAAGGTAACAATGGTGAACCTAGTATTCCGTTTTTTGCCAGAGTCAAAGATTTTGTGTTGAATGGTTATCTTGTGATGGATATTCCTGCATTACCTGCGACTGGTGCTAATGCTGGTATTGGTGTAACAAATGCTGCCCTAGTTAAGATTATTGATCATCGTGGCCTCGTAAGAAGAGTTCGTGTAAATGCAGTGACCAATAGCGATACAATTTCAAGTGCTTCAGTAACTAATCCATTTAAAGGAACTGAACTTGATAATTCCAGCAGTCAAACTATACACAAAGATGTTCAGAAGGGTATGATTGCGATTGGTGATGGTATTCCCGATTACACGGTGGTGGATGAAGTAATCAGCAAAACACAATTAAAATTGAGTGTGTCTGTTACTGTAACTCAAGGTCAAGATTTATTTTTCTACGATTCCAAAGGATTGAGAGACAACACCTTACTTGAATTTTGTAGTAGATTTAATCAAACACCTCAAGTGAGGTGTCTGACTGCAAAAGTTGAAGATGGTGATGGAAATTCAATACCAGGTGGTCTTCCAAAAGAAAGCACGATAATTGAAGTTGAAGATATTAACAGTGTTCAAGAAGGATGGACACTTCAAGGTATATATTTTGGTGAATCTGGAATTACAATACCGACGGGTGGTATTTCTGGTAATACAATTACAATCCCGTCACCAGGAATTAAAGCACCTCTACCTGATGATGCACAATTTACTGCCACTAGCTTAAGCAGTGATCGTACACTTTGTTGCCCACCAACAGATACTTCTCCACCATTCAGAGCAACAGCAGAAGGTTTAAACACTGTTGAAAGTGAATATGAAAATTTAAAAATTGACAGTGGTAATTTAGTATTCGATTCATTAATATTGCAAGATGACACATCAAATAGTCCAAGAAATGCAAGTGCTGTTGGAGGCGATAAATCTGTAAATCGAACAATCGAAATTAAAACACCTTTATCTACAAGCACAAGAAAATTTAAAATATTAGCAAAAAAACCTTAAAAAGGTTTTTAATCAAATTTTTGCCGAAATTTTTTTTCCGACTTTTTTGGAATTAAAAGTTGATTTTGGATTAGGAGTCAGATAAAAGTAAAAAATATGTCTCTTGATTTCCGAGTTCATCTTGAACTGTAACTGGTAGTTTATGAGTAAAGTTTCCACCTGATAATGAACTTACTGCACCATTAGTTAGAGACACATTTTCTACATCATCAGCAATCCCTTCAATCACCATTGATCCACTATCAGTACCATCCAAGAATGCAAGTTCACCAATTTTTACCTCGTCAGATGACGTTTCAAGTCTCGCATCACTTTGTCCTTTAGTTCCTAGTGCCTTCCAAGGGTTATTGTCACTTGAAAACGCACGAGTATTTCCAATATAAACTCCAGGTGCTTTTGGATTAGTTGTTAAATCTGTACCACTTGCAGTAATATTATCAGTTGGATCATTTAAAGCAAGACTCCCCTCAAATTTTATCATATCAGAAGTGGTCATATCTTTATCACCTCTATATTTCTTACTCATGAAATACTCAGCTTCATCAATATTAACTCTAGTATCATCAAAAGCAGCGTTTATTGTACCGTGATCTTCTAAAAAAGAAAAACTGTCAAAATCTTCACCAGATTGATCTTGATACTCAGGTTCAATAAAATTAATTAAATCTTCCTGATAAACAGCATCGCTTCGAATAAATGAGAAATTGTTTGGAGTTGCAGTCGCATTAGCTGGAATTGTAATTGCACTTCCATCTAAAGTTTCTGATAACTTAAATTTATTTACTGCGTTTGAATTAACCACGTAGTAGGTCTTACTTTGAGAAAGTGTTACTGGGGTAGTGCCATCAGTAAAGGTTACATCAGAACTTAATGTAATTTCATCACCATTTGTAAAAGTAAATATATTTTGAGGTTTAATTGTAAAAGATACCGAAGTCAGAGTGACATCTTGTTCAGTGTAATTTGAACTCTTCGCTAGAGTAACTTCCTTTAAATCTGTTGATACAATTTTGACTGGATAAAAACCATTTAAGGAAGCTGCACCACCAGTCATCCCATCAAGATCTACAATGTCCCCCACCTTTACATCATAAGGGTTAGTTAAATTAATAATTATATTGGTATTAGTTATATCAATTTTTGAAACTGGTATTGTTAAGTCTTCTGCAAATGAAAAAAATTGAAGTGCATCGACACTGTTAAAACCAATTCTTGATGTGTTTCTTAGATTATTTTGAAGTAATATTATATCTTGAGAAATTCCTGCACCTCCAAGTGCGTTTATTGAGTCCTCTGAAACTTCTGTTTCTTTTAAATTTAAATCTTTTCTAAATCCCTGATTTGGTATTGCCATTTAATTTTCTCCAGTTTAATTAATCTTCAGATTGAATCCCACCAGTGATTCCTATGCTCCAGCCATTATTTACCAATTTTTGAGCTGCATTCATACCGTCTCCAAATGGAGTTGGAATCACACCATTTGCTTGATTCTTTAAATTAATCGTAACTCCTCCACGTTTTACTGCTTGCCAATTATCTTTTAAATCTATTAGAATTTGATTTAAAGCTGTTGCACTTAAACTATTAAATGATAAGTCTATAAATTTTATTTTATAAAGTTTCTTAAACGCACCTAATTTATAACCTGAAAGTTGATTATTGTTTAACGTTAAATTTCGTAAGTTAGGACATAAGGAAAAATCTGGTATTTGACCAGCAATTTCGTTGTTATGTGCATAATAATATTGTAAACTTGCAAGTGATCCTGGTTCAGAAATTGAAGTTAATTTATTATTATTTAAATAAACTCTAAAGAGAAGATTTAAGTTAGAAAATGCAGGTATGTTTCCATCAAATTGATTACTTTGCAATTCAATGCGTCTAATGTTACCCTTTCCAGCAAAATTTGGAGGAGTTCCTGTAAATGCATTATTAGCAAGGTATACAAATTTTAATTTATCATTATTATCAAATAAATTAGTGATTTCGCCACCTGTTCTTCTACCAGATTGATATCTAATCAATTCAAGATTTAAATTTTTTCTAAATGCTTTTTCATCTATTGGTTTTGTTAATAAATTATTGGAAGTAATTTGGAGACTTTTAAGTGAAACAGCTTTCTCAAATGTTTCCTCATAGATCACTCTAGCTTGATCTTCATCTTTAATAGATATTCCTTGAGTTTGAAATGTTCTTGTACCAGATCCTGCACCATCCAAGTCCATTGGATTATTAAAATGGGCATTTCTCCGAGAGAGAGCAAGTTTTATTGTAGTGTCATCAACTCTAATTCCAAAATATTTTGTGGTGCCAAGAGAAGGAGAAGAGGTGGCATTTTCAAAATAAGTTATTGCTTGAGCAGCAGCGTTCAATGCTTGTATATCATCACAAGTATTCATACCGTGATTACCAGTAAATGTAATTGTATTAGCATTCAAATCAATGCTAGAAACAGTTAATGTTTGAACTCCAGCAACGCCTGGTTTACCACCTTTGACATTAGTACTTGACATATTGATGGTTGTTAATGCCAAATTATTAAATGAAGCAGGAAAGTTAATTTTTCCCAAGTTAGATCTAAAAAGGATAAGTTCTTCAAGAGCATTGCAATTATCGAATATGTAAGCACCAGTAGCAGAATTAACTAATTGATTTATTCCTCCGTCATTATCATGAGCTCTATATGTTACTAAACTAGATACACCATTCAAATTAGTCGGGAAAGGTAAATCATTTGCACTAAAATTTATGCTTCGAATCTTAGGAGGATTTGCAGCTGCACTTGCCAGTGGTGATTCTTCAGATTTTAGATTAGCATTAGCGTAACAATCGAGTGTAACTAGTTTTGGTAAATCATAAAAATTTTTAGCGTCTCCGCTTGTACTAGGGACGTTCTGAAAACTATTTCGAGCAATGTTATATTCTGTAACAGTATCTGAAACTAATGGACAAAATCCATCAGTATCATCATCATCTCGATGGAGTGTTGAACCTCCTTGTCTTCTATCCAAATCCATAGTAGTCAACTTTTTAAATCTATCCGCTATCACAGTATTAGGAACCACCGAACCAGAAAAACATCCACCAAGTCTTAACACAGTTAAGTTTTGGGGAAATTTCTGCAATACAGCTGCATTTAATCTATCTTCAGTTTTTATATCAGATAAACGTAAAGGATTACGTCTCAAATTTATATTCTTTAAATTTGGTGTAAGAAAAGTAAAATCAGGAAGTGTTTTAATATTGTTGAATGCAAAATCTAGGGCATTACAAACTTGTAACTGTACAGTAGGTAAATCTTCAATGAGGGCTCTTGTTATTGTGATTGATTTTATTTGATCTGGATTTTTATATATTTTAATAAATCTATCTCTTGATACTGGAGATCTGTAGTAAATACTAGAAGTGGTGTCACCTTTATTTGCATAATTAGAATAGAGATTTTCATTTCCAACTTGTACTATTTTCCAACTCACTGGAGGATTAGCGTTGCTGACTGTGACAGTAGCAGATAATCTTGAAAATCTACCTTTAAATACTATAGGTATTCCTTTCATTGCATATAAAAATACAGTTTCAGTTCCAATTTTACATTTAATTATTGATGTTACTTCCTCAGATTCAAATTCAACTGGTTCGGGTATGATGGTCGTCTGTAATCTTGGTTGTCCTGATGGGCCAGTATATGTAACATTATTATAGTTAAAATTTTCAACCGTTGATTGTGTTCCGAAAATTAATCTACTAGGTTGATAAGTACCACTTATAGTTTTTCCAGTAGTAATGCCGACCCTTGCACCGAATGAAATCCTTGCTAATTTTGAAGTATCAGGATTAGAATCATTTGCCCTTGGATCTGCAGAACTCCATGCACTTGCCCTTGATGTTGATATATCTCCAAATCTTATAGCTGCGGTTGAACCATTCCCATCTAGATAACGATAACGAATTGCACTACCACTTACTGATCCATTAATACTTAAATTACCAAATAAAGTTTGATCTATTCCTGCACGTTCTTCTAAAATATTAGTAAAAGAGTTAGATTCTTTATTAAAACGATCTAAAATTTTATAAATTGGAGATTTTAAGCGAGAAAAACTAACCCAATCAACAATTTCCATATTAGCAGATGCGGAACCTCTAATTACAGATAAATCTAGAGGATTTACTCCAAGATTTTGTAAAGCTGTAGATGGATTTTGTAGATCGTTTAAATTGCTTTTAACATTCAAACCGAAAAGTTTAGGGTTAGTGAGTGCCATTATTGTTCCTTGAAATTTAAACTGCTTTGAATTTCACCACTGGTTTTACCAGAGGATATTTCCTTTACGGTAATGAAAGTTGCTTCAATATTTTGATTATCTGGTGTGATTACATTTCTATCTGCACCAAAAATTCTAGTCATATCAACTTCTTTTGTTTCATTTTCACCAACATAGAAAGTATCCCTGATGACTGAATTTCTTAATGTTCTCAAATTTTGAATATCAACTTTTGCAGATGACAACCTATCAACAAGCGTAAAGTTTGGTGGTGGTTCTCTATCGTTTAAAGCATTTCCACCTGCATTATCTATAGATCCATTTGAATTTGTCGAAACGGATAATCTTGGAGAGGTTGTTTTTTCAAATCCATTTGCAGATTTTTCTGTAATCATAATGTTATTTATTTTTGAATTGTCTCTTAATTTACCGACAAGATATAGAGGGTAAACTGCATATGTGAAAAGTTTTGTTTTAACATTTAATGGAGTTCCGTTTAATTTATTTCCTGATAATGTGACCGTTTTACCTAAAATTTTTATACCTTCTTTATTTTCAGCAAAACCCATAGTCCCACTAATTCTAATAAATTTACCTACTTTTCCAGAAAAGTAATCATTAACGGTGCCAATGGGAAGTGGTTGTGATTGTAAGTAAACCGCACTAGCAGCACCACCAAAAGCTGGTTCTCCAGTTGAATCCTCAAAAACTACCTGACCATTTAACCAATCACTGATATTAGCAAACGTGCCAGCATCCTCTGATTTATGAATCAAATAATAATTTTCATTATCTGGTGCACCATCTATTTGAGTGTCTCCATTTGGGTCAGTTCCATCTCTTCTAATAACAAATTTTAAGTTTGAACCTAAATCTACTGCTTCACTAACTTCAACTTTTACTGATGAGCAGACTCCTCCAGATGGATTTGGAACTATCGGAGTTCTAACATCCTCTCCCATTCTAGCTCTAAATGAAACGGGTGCCCAACGCTCTTCAACCTCAACGCCATCCTCATTCATTCCAGCCCAAGTATGAGTACTTTCACCATATAATATATTTGTTTTTGGTAAAACAGTTGTTGTTATTCCAGGTTGTGAAGGACTTGGCCCACTTGATGTATAATTTGTATGAGAAATATTCCATCCCTCTAATTCTCCACCGCCAGTTATGACTGGTTTTTGATTAGTTACACCAATCATAAAATCTGACCAATGCGTATTGCTTCTATATGAAGAAATACCATCCTTTGGTCTTGGATTCAAAAATTGTATTTTAATTTCAGATCCTGATAATTCTTGATCTGAAGTAAAATGAACATCATCATAACTACTTAAACGAACTGTGTGTGGGTAACTTACTCCAATACCTATGTTTGTTGTAATTCCTGCTTGACCGTAATCTTTTACTTTTGCCCCTCCAATTTTTCTTCCACCTGCATCTTCATCTAATGATTCATTGTAATTTGGATATCCATCTAAACCACTTCCCCACCCATATATTGTTGCATATTTGTAATAGGTTTTACCATTGATTGGAGAAACTTCACCACTACTTAATTTTGCAATGTAAGCATTGAAAATAGATGGAGCAATTATTTTTGAATCAATGTCGTCCTCAGTAAATTGATTTTCAAGCACACCATCATCTGATACGATTTCAATTGTATTTGCATCCCCATCTGCAGCTGAAACAAAATGAATTTTAATTTCTCTTGATAATACTCCGTTACCACTTGTATTTGTAAATTTAAATCCTGAACCACCCACTCCAGATTGAACACCAGGTGTAAACACATGTGCGTGTCCTTGACAACCCACACAAGTTCTAATTTTCACCTCTGACAATATATCAGATGATAAATTTATTTTAGTTGGAAGAATTAATTTTCGATTTGCAATTTCGTCAATTTTTTCATTTTGACCTGATCCTGATATACTAGTAAATATTTCTCTTGGTCTTATTCCAAAGAGGGTTCTTTCATTTGAAGTAATCGCTTTTGGAGATAGTCCAGTGTTCACAGAATAGACTTGACTTGTTCCTTCATCACCACCATCAATGTAGTAAGAAGCACCATACTTATATAAAAATTGAGGTTCGAATAGAGTTCTATTTGAAACACTTCTCAAACTATACTTAAATCTAAAGTAAGAATCTCGTAGACAAGGTTCTCCTAACTGGTTTTCAATTACAAGAGTATGTATAACAACCCATCGGGCTTCACCTGCTCCTACTGGGATATAAGCATAAAATCTTGCACCAATCGCACCATACCAACCAAATTCAATTTTCCACATAGTAACATTATCTAATTGTAGATTATATCCAGATGGGCCATTTTCGTCCAGAGAGTCACCGTTAAAATCATCTCTATCTATTCTAATAGTGTAGTATTTTCTTGCTCTTTCTTCTGCACTAGCAGGAGTATTATATGGCCCAAATTCATCTATTACATCAAAAGGATCACCACTAGGAATTTCTGGTTGAACTTGCCCATCATACTGAACTCCATTTATACGAACTGATGGTGTTGTAGTTGGATCTAAATTGTTTCTTCTTAGAACAGAATCACTTAAGGGAACAGTGCTTCTACGAATAATTGAGAGTCTTCCAGCATATACATTAAACATATATTGATCTGTTTCATTAGAAATTCCCCATTCTAATGCACATCCTCCTATGCTTTCTTTTGAGGATCTGAGTCCGAATGTAAATCCACTTATTCTTCCTGGTTGGTATCTAAAAACTCTTCTTGATTGAATCGCACTGTATCTTTGATAGTTATCACTATATCCAGGTCTAGTAGCTTCGAGTTCGCCTGGAACAGTGTATTCAGTTACTTTTGCTGCGTTTAATTGACTTATCAAGTCTGTTATCCCTATCCTCTGATTAGTCATAGGATCAAGAAACTCTCTTCTATCCAAAAGTCTCCAAGTATCTGTCCAAATGTCTATTTTTGAAAAAGCATATGTAAAATCATCTGGTTTTCCATCTAATTTAGCATAGATTATATCGTTACCATCAACCCTTGAATCACCAGGATTTAAAAATTTATTTGCGTGTGCAGCACCATAACTGTGACCGTATTTTGTAGGATTAGAATAATAAAAGTAAGCAGCATTTCCTAAATTTATAAATCTTTTATACTGTTCCCATGTATTTGGTCTATACAATCCAATTTTTTTATAATCTTCTCCGTATGGAAATGAGAATGGAACAGGAAATGCAGATAATTTAATCGCAGATTCTTGTGTCTCTTCTTCAATTCTTGCTAGATATTTTCTACCATAAATCTGATTAACTCTTGTCTCCCAAGATGATTTACTAGTTCCAGAATTATAATTATATGTTTCCCAATCATCTTTTTGTATTCCGTAAGAGGATACATTTGAAAACAAACTCAACTGAACTTCTGCACGATTGACACCAAGTAAAGTGCTACTTACTTCACTTGTTTCTTTGAATTGTTCTTCAACTTTCAGAACATTGTCTGATTCAAAAATGAAATCACTTGCACGTATAAATCTAATACTGTCAGTTATTATTTCGGGTTTTATTGATCCAGAAATTTGAACCTTTTTTTGATGTTTTTTTATTTTTGTAATAAAAGCACCACTATTAGATTTTGCATTTAAATCTAAAACGATATCATTTAATCTTAATTTATCAATAAAGTCTTCATTTTCTGTAGTAAAATGTAAATATTTTGGATCTCCAGATATTGGATTAACGAGTCCCACTTCATGTTTATTTGGGAACTCATCAAGAGAAACTATTGAATCATTGGCCTTCTTTACCGTTCCTGCTGCTCCAACTACACTCCCACCAACTCGAAGAACGGGAATTGAATAGGTAGTGAACCCAACTTGAGTAACTGTGGTATCAACATGAATTACATTACCATAAGTTACAGTTGTTACTCCAACTTGTGATTTTTTTAGAATTTTATATTTGTCATTTGGTTTTTCTGGAAATACGATTGAAGTTGATCTTTCTGATGATGTATCTGCAACAAAAAATTGATCTACCTTAGTTACAAGTGGATTGCCAAACTCATCAGTTAGACGAACACCATTCGAAATATTAAATAACGGTTGTTCATCATTAGGTACTACAGATACTGGGCGTTTATCGTGCCCAATTTTAACATCCTTTCCTCCATTCATAGATCACTGTTCCTCCCAAGTGATACTCGCAGATGTTGTTGATATTCCAGCAGAAGGATCGTATAATTTATCTGATGATCCAACAACAAATAAACTCTCTACCACATTTGTAAGTGGGAATGATAGATATTCTTTATTATAATCAAAGTATGAAGATAAGTCAAACTCCTCACCAGATGCAGGTATGAATAAACTTGCAACAATCGTCCCCGTCTTAGGAATCGGTGCTCTATCTTGAGGACTTACCTTGATTGATGATAATGGATCTAATGTAAAGTCTGCTTGAGTTGAAGTCGCAGCAATACCAGTTGGGCCAATTTGTCCCTCATGTAAGAACTTAACATCTTTACTTAGGACTACATTTAATGTCGTAGATTTCAAAGCATTAAAATAATATCCTGGTGTCGTACTAGTGCTTGGTCTTCTTTCAAGATAACCAAGAATTGTCACTACTTTACTTGATGCGTCACCTTCTAATTTTCCTCTCATGTAGCCATAAGTACCCTTCCCCTCTTCCAAGTAAGTAGGGTTACTTACATTTGGTAGATTAGTTGGTGTTCCTCTCTTACCAATATTAACATCTGAAGTTGAAATTTGAAAGTTTCCACTTGTAACAGATGATGTTTGGAATATAGGTGTTTTAAGTAGGTCAACTTTAATCACAGAACCTTCAGATCCTGTTGATAGTCTTGTTGGATATACCTGAGTACGGTTTCGAACATCCTTTCCTTGACTACTGGTGATAAAATCTCTACACTTTAGTCCAATTAAAGTGGTCGGACGATTCACAATTATATCTACGCTACTTGGTATTGGCATATTGAGAGGGACATTTAAATGAAACTTTCGATTATCCACATACACGATCTCAACATTTTGATCTAATGGATTTCCAGTAATTACCTTTGCACCAACATAATATGAGGAATTAATACCTGTAATATTCTGACCACCAGTGATAAACGGATCAGCCGCATTATTAACTGCATCTGCTTGTGTAATTGATATTTGATTATTGTTACCTCCTTGACTAAAAGTTCTCTTTGATCCAAAAATAGGTTGTGCTGTTTGTGTTCCATGACTGAATAATTTAACAGTTCCACGATCTCCACCATCAATATAGTATGAAGCACCATACTTAACAATATGTTCTGATGCTGATCCGTATGCAAACGGAAGAAGTTTTCTTTTAGTATTGTCATAACCATAACGATCAGTTCGATTTGCTCCTCCTCCACCACCGTAAACGAGGTATGTGATCGGTAAAGTTGCATTACCTAATGATGAACCCTTTAACTGGTTAGATGCTCTTAAATGGTGAACACGTACCCATCTGGCTTCACCCGCACCTACTGGAACATATGCCAAGAATAAAGCACCAACAGCACCGTACCATGAGAACTCAATCTTGTACATAGTAACTTTATCAAATTCAAGATCCCATATACTTGTATCTGTAACTGGTGCGGCTACAGAGTCTCTAACAATTGTACCAGCACGATTTTCTGCAGTCACATCACTGTATAATAAATTATCGGTTAACTTATCTAAACGATCACCACTAAATCTTGATCTTGGAACACGATACTCATAAACGTTCCAAAATTCTTTTTTAATGCTCTGATTTATCCAATTTTGGTAAAACTTATTAATACTTTCTATCTGTTTTCTCAATGATGAAACATTTGAAACTTGTGTGTCCAAAGTTGTATCAATGTAACCTACTTGTTCTGTATCATTGGTATTCTTATACATGTAAGGGAACATGCCAGAATGTTTAATATCATTAGTACCATATATTTTTCTAGATTTACCATCACTGTATATAATATCGTTTGCAACTGGTTGCACAAATGGAACAGGAGTAATTAATCTGTTTCCAGATGCTTCAGTAGTTGCAGTTCCAGTGAACGTAATATTAGTTCCTGTATTATCAGTAGGATTATAAGATGCCCCCTCAGTTGTACCCATTCCATCAGTCAAATCCTTAAGTTTTATTTTTATTTGTTCACCATTTTTATCTCCTGTTCTACTAAAACTAATATTTTTGATTTTATAAATTTTATGATCTGTTAAGGTTGAAGTTCCTCCAGAGGGAGACCCTTTTTTGAAGGACACGTATTGACCTGTGGTTAATCCAACAACACGAGCACCAACTTCTGCTGATTTTTCAGCATTAAAGAATGTAGGGACTGTTGAAACACCGACATTTACTTCAAAAGTATTGCCCGATGGAACAGAAATTATATTATAACCATGTGTTCTGTTTGGATATACTTCTCTTGCATCAACCATTCCTCCAGTACCATCCATCAAAGTACCAGTTCCATCAAAATTAGTGTAACTATACTTACATGTCATTCCAATTCCAGCAAGAGTCACAAATTTACCAGGTTGGAATCCATGATCTCCTGCAGTTGTGACAGTCATCAGACCAGTATCAATATCATAAACTGCACCTGTTATGGTTTTCCCTAATCCACTTGCACCAGAATTTTCAGCTATGCTAAAAACGAGTTGATTATTACCAGGTATTGTACTAAAAGCATACTCCATCTCGTCCTGAAGAAGAGATGGATCATAAACACCAGCATGTGTCATCATCAAATTGTCACGATAGATGACAAGATCACCCAGTTTTATATTTTTGTATCCTGCAGGAGTTGAATCATGACCAACAGGATATCTATTAGTATTACCACCTGCACCAGGATTATAACTTACTATTGCGTTATTTGACTGAAGATTGTCTCCATCATCAAGACCATCATTAGTTTCGTTTCCTCTTGGTTCTCTAATGTCTAAAGGATTTGTTGCACCAAAATCTTGTGTTTGTCCATCAGATCCTGAAAAATCAAGTGGATTATTAAATAATAGAGACTGAGTTCTTCTTACTACACTAAAGTTATCTCCTTGTCCATTATTTCTTGTCTCCCAATAATACCCATCAAAGTTATCAAATATTCCATACTTACGAATAGCTGGATTATGTACTACACTACCTATGTCTTGATCATCTGATGGTGCATTACCATCCTCTTCCTTATCTGTTGAACTAATGTCCATTATTGTGGTTTTTACACCAAATGTAGCAGCAGATACACGACCTGGTTGATATCTAAAAAATCTTTTTGATGTCAGAACAGCAGTTCGATCAGGAGGTGCTTCAACTAATGCACCAGATTCTTCAGGAATATGACTTAATCCATGGTTGAAATTTGTCGCAGAATTAACATATTCAGGATAATCAGAAAGTAATAATGTTTCTCTATTTTCAGGTTCTGCTGCCCATTCTGTGGGGTTTACATCATAGGTGTTAACGTCTGCAAATATACCAAGTGCAACTTCCGATCTTGGTATTCCTAAAAGTGAAAGTGCAACTTCTGACTGTACCTTATTTTGTTCTGCAACAGGAATCGTTGATTGATCACTTGCAATAACGACTGGAACAGATTTATCAGCTTTTTGTTGACCTGGAGGGACTGGAGCAGTCCTTCCTACAACGACCACAGACGCATTATTATTAACATTAGTGTTATCAGGCATTTTTAATAAACTCCGACTCTTCCTTTAGCGATAGTGAATACTCTCCTTATAGATATATAGTCTTGATCATTTGACTCTGCTCCATGAGATTGAGCAGTCACTCTGAATCCAGACAATACAAAACGATCTGAACCAATTTTTTCATCAACTCGAAGACCAATATCCGCATCGATGGTGGTATTGTTTTCATCCTTATTAATACCAGGACTTGCTATCTTTAATCCATCACTAATATCAGGACTAAAACTATGTGCAGGTAATTTCACAATATCCCCAATTGTAATTCGATCCGCTTGATTAGCATCAGAAAGTCTAATTATGTATTGTGTAACTGCAATACCAGCACCACCAGTTGGTATATTTACATATTCCTTAGTTGTTCCACCAACTTGTCCAGCCCAGTATCCAGATGAAATACCAACAGAAGTCGTGAATCCAGTTGGTATTTGTTTATATTCAGTTCCGATTATTTCATATCCAAGATCTGAATTTGTAACTCCTGCACCCAATGGATGTTTGTATTGTGCAAGTTTAGCAGTATTAGTGGGATTCGAATAAAGTCGAATGTAACCATCCTCTTTAGTGGTTGCAGGTGATGTTGCTGGATCTGTAGCAGTGCCTTGTGTAATAATATCAAGATCATAGAAAGAAGTACCAAGGGTTGCAATACGATTTGTACTGTACAACCCAACCATCGTTCCAATTCCTGTGACAATATCAACATCTGTAAGATTTTTACCTTCACCATTCTCAAGATAAAGTAACTCTGGGCCTTCGAATGTTTTACCAGCCTCAATACTTATATTGATTGAATCAAAGTCTGTATCGTAAATATCAGGAGAAGCAATAAACTCATCTGCAGGGCCAAGAATTACGTTACTTGTTGTAGTAATCTTTCCAGTTGCATAAGCATCAATACCACTACCACAATTTCGAATGATATTTCCACCAGTTGATACCACTGTTGTTGCTGATACGTCTAGTGGGCCTGCAAAGTTTTCAAACAAACAATCATTTACTCGAACAGTTTCAGAATTTTGAACATCGAGTGGTCGAATAGGATATCGATCTGTTTGTCCACCATCAACAATAGTGCAATTTTCTACTGAGATACGTCTTGAATTTCTTGCATATAATCCACCACCAGAACTATTTCGAATCTCCATATCTTTAAATAACATTGAAGTTCCATTCTCAAATGACATTAGATTATCTTCATCATCAAGTTCAAACATTAAATTATTTGAACTGTTTCCATCAAATGTTATATCTGCAATAGTGATGTCACTTGGATTACTGACTGACGTAGGATTACCGATTAAGTTTCCATCAAAGGCTAAGGCAGTTCCACCACTTACACCTTGATCAGTAGCATCTGTCGCATAATATTGCATCTTAATTTTACTATTTTTTCCAACTCCTTTTAAAGTAAATTTATCTGGAATGAGAAGTTTGTTTGTAAGGTATGTTCCACTTGGTAGACTCAAATAGTTACCACCACTTGCAACTGTATTAGATACCGCATCTGAAAGTGCTTTTGTATTATCATGAACTACCTTAACACTATTGTCAGTTCCAAATCCAGCCACTCCGTTTGTTGAGAATTTACCAGCAACTCTAATATTTCCACTTCCAACATTAGTTATTTCAGCAATATCCCATCCCCTTCTTCCAACATTAGTACCAACACCAACAGTTGTTGGAAAATGAATTTGATGAGTTTCTGTAGTGTCTCCAATATGAAGTTCCTTAAATTCATTCACAGTTCCTTTTGCAGACCAGAATGGTTGCTCATAAACTCCATAATCAATCCAACTAATTCCTGCAGTAGCATTTTTCAATTCTTTTTGTCCTAAAACAGCAATCAATTTTGCTGCAGATGGATCTGCATTATCTTCAGATTCTTTTGCATCTTTAGTAGCAGCATTACCATCAGGGTGAGTAAAAATTTGACGATAAATTAAAATACCATGATCAGTATTTGTTCTACTTAATTTTAAAACATTGTGATTAGCGTCATTAAAACTATCAAGTTCTGCATTCATAACTCCTTTTCTAGGATCTGATCCAGAGTAGGATTCACCTTCTTTGGCAATCTGTGTTGCTATACCAACTTTACCATTTCTCAAATGATATTGTGCTTGCCAATAGTAATAAGTTCTCGCAGTTGATCCAGTGCTTATATCTGATGGAACTCTTACAATTTCAACTTTATCAGTTCCTACAGTTAAGACAGGAGTTGGAACCGTAGCATTATCGCCATCTGCAGTTACACCAAATATTTTGACTCTTTCACCAACAAAGAATCTAGAAGTTGAGATTCCAGATATTTTAAATTTATTTTGCCCCGATACATTGGCTCCAGTTCCCACATATATTGTCCCATCATTACTTACACCTAAACTTCTCAATTCATATGCAGATAACTCATGTGGATCAATCATTTCATACCCACTACCATCATCCTTAACTTTGATGATACGGTTTCTTGCATATGTTGGTTCTTCAGTTTCGTCAGGTAAGTCTGTTAGTTTGAAGTTTTCATATACATTTGCACGAATCGTTCCATTTACATCCAATTCAATATTATTATGAGGATTGAGAGTGTTAATACCAACATTCTGACTGTCTTGATTGACTATCAATGAAGGACTTGTATCATCTCCAACTTGGAATAGTGGGTCAATAGTTCCAGTTCCTTTAACTAATAATTTAATTGCCTCAATACCATCTTCAATATCTGTAGAAGTTACTTTTTTTGTAAAGTTTACGGGGCCATTAAATTCAGATGGTAAGTTTTGATTTGGGCCACCTCCAACACGTAATGTATTTCGAATGAATACATCATCAAATATAGCAAAGTTTGTATCACCAGCATCTCCTAAGAATAATTCTTTTGGTTCTTCTTTTTGACCACTGAAGAAATCACCACGATCATTCATGCCAGAGAAGAACGTAACTCCACCTTTTTCCTCTCTTGAAATTGCAAGAAGTTCTTTATCTGGTTCAATTTGTTTTTGAATTTTTTGAGGAAGTGAAGTTGAATAATTACCTGGCCCATATCCAATATATTCAAAAGTATGTCCAGAAGCACGAATACTAGAGAATCTATGTAACTCAGATGGGATTACATTTATTTTTCGAACTAACTCACCCTTACTATGAGCAACAGATTGGGTTCCTAATACGCCTCTATATCCATCAAATCTTATATCATCAGAGTTCTTACTCTTGATTCTTACAATTTCATTTCCGATTTGCACAAAGTCTCCAACATTAAATCCTATTGTGCTTTCCAATCTTATAGTAGTAACTCCATATAAGTCTCCCGTTGAAACTGTGCTAGGAACATCAATTCCATTAGTGTTAGTAATTTTTGATGAAATACCAGTTAACAATGGTGATAAAGTACCTGCTATTTTCTCTGATGCTAATGAAGTATCTTGACCAAATGAATTCAAACTATACTTGTAAATTTCACCAGATTCATCTGTTGAAATACCAATTGGTGCTTTCATTGTAAATGTAGTAACTCCAACTATCTCTCTTACAATGAAGTCAGATCCGTTATATACTGAAGCATTATTTCCTGTCAAACCTGCAATCTTAATTTTATTTCCAACTGCTAAATTATGATTTGAACTCGTTGTAACAGTAACAATACCAGTTAAAGTCGTTCCAGCAACACCAACCATAGTGCTAAATCCAACTGCTTCATCAAGTAAAGTAAATATACCACTCGTTGCACTAACAGGCCCTGTGTAGATACCTGCGGATGTTCCTGTTGTTTGACCTTTTGCTACGTGTGTATAAGTAACTGATTTTGTGCTTGGAACACCTGTGATCTTATACAATCCATTAAATCCACCATTTGTTCTATCATCCACTGAACCAACACCTATCACCTGCATTGCATTACCAACGCAATTGTTAATTGATGCTACTGTTGCAACGCCACCTGTTCCTCCACCTATAGCTAAAGTTGTTCCGACACCATATGCAGATCCACCATTTACAATTTGAATTGCGGTAACTTTACCACTTCCATTCACAGTTATATTCGCAGTTGCACCTTGTCCAGAAGAACCACCATCTTCATCAGTTAAAGAAACATTATACTTTGTTCCTGCACTTCCATAGCCAGTTCCTGTAGGACTGGTGATGCTAAGATCTGTAATCGCATTTAAATCATGTTCCACATCAGTTGTCAAAGTTGTGGTACCTGAGTTATTACTAGTAGCACCAGTGACTGCAAATCCAACACGATTGTCTCTTACATAGTTAATTGTTGCTTCTTTTGTAATACTATTCAATGGGTTATTAAGAATTACTTTACCTAAATTTTCATTTGAGGCAGCAGTGACACATTGAACTGGATCATTATTTGGATTATCTTTATCAACAGTTGGATATAAATTAAGGAAACTTTGTTTATATCTTAGATCAGAAAATTCAGAAACAGTTGGTGATACATTACCAATCAAACAAGTCAGATAGTAAATACCATCTTGTTCATTAGAAATATAATCTTGAATTGTTTCAACTTCCTGTACTGTATAAGTTGTATCATATTCACTTCTCTCAAATACTGGTAAATCTGAAAGTTCTCCACCAAAAGCATCAGATATTTGGGTATCTGTAAATGTTCCTGCGAGAGTAGAATTTGCAAAAGTAAAGGTTGTTGCTGTTGGAGTTCCAGTGACTGTAAACTTTCCGTTGAATCCAGAGTTACCAACTCCAGTTGTGTTTGCTGAACTTTTTACATTTTTAATATTAACAACATCATTTACACTTAACTTATGAGGTAGTGATGATGTTACAGTGACTACACTAGTGGAACTTGTAACACCTGCAATAACTTTTGGATTTCGATTAGTAATTACATTTGTAAATGTAGCATCGACCCCAACACTTTTAGATTCTTGTAAAACGTAATTTTTTTCTGGTTTTTTTGCAGTGTTTGCACCACTAAAATCTTTCGGAATTACATAACGTAATCTATAGATACGATCATTTAACGCACGAGTTTCTGATTTTCTTAATACATAAGTTGAGGAATTATTTTCTGAAATTTTAGTTGCATTATCTCCAGTATTAAATCCAGTAAAAATTGTATTGGTTGCACCAGCAGATCCAAGAATGTACCAATTTTTTTGACTCTCATCGTATTGAATTGGATGTCCAATTTCACCTGGTATTTTATCATTAACTATACTTTGAACAGTAAGAACACCACCTTTTGTATTAATACTTTCTACAATTTCTTTTCCAGAGAGAGCATCATTGACTGTGTTTGCTAATTTTATTCTATCAGCAGCCAATCCTGTTGTAATTACAAAATATTTTCTTCCTAGTTCAATTCCATCAGGAGTTCTACCATCATCAGCAAAAACTCGAACTGACTCACCATTAAGGAAGTTATGATTCGTAGTCAAAGAAATTACATTTGAAGTTATACTATTTGCAACTCCAACTCTACCTACAGTAAATTTTTTTTCAGATACTGGGCCATCACCATTACCCTCACCAACGTCCATCAATATTGGAGATGAAAATGTCGTAAGAGTTCCATCAATATTTACGTTTAGATATAACTTATCATCTTTTCTTGCACCAATTCTATAACCATTAATGATGCTGGTGGGTGGATTAGTTACATCGTTCTCTCCAGCAATATAAAGATGACTTGAAATACCAACATTTTTTGTTTTAATTGGGTCTAAAACTCTCCAGACAATATTTGTTTCCTCTTTCTGTAAATCTTTTGGTGGAACAATGTGTGTAACGTAGCCTGTGTCATCACGATTAAAAGCATTTGGTTTGAATCCTTTTGACACCAAAGCTTTGTTACCAAAGTTAGAGTTTGAGTTTGTGATTGATTGTTCTCCACCAGATTCTGCTAGGAAATGATTTGAAAAACCAATCGCAAAAACAGAAACTGCCTGAATGAAAGCATCATTTGATACTTTAACATGGAAGTTATCGTATCTTTTTCTATACTGTGAGTTTGGATTTAAGTATAAGGGGGTTTTAGATAAACCTGATGCACGGGCATTGACACTATTTAAATAATCACCAGTATCTTTACTATAAATCACAAATGCATTATCATCTTTTTGAAGACCGATGCCAGTAAACTGAGCAACAACCATGGATTTAAATCCAGTTGATTTTGATCCATCAGCATGCAAACCACACATACCAAAAACAGATCTGAGTGAGCAGTTGAAGATATAAGGAGAAGCACCAGTGACTGTATCTGCTTCAATTATAACTCTTGCACCATCAAGATCTGTATCACTTACACTATTATCAATAGCATCTGAGTTTAATTGATATGAAAACTGTCTATCACTTCCAACACCACTGACTCGATATGTTCCGTTATAAAGATCAGTAGACCCAACACCAGTAATTAAAATTTGATCATCAACAGTTAGACCATGTGCATTTTCTGTTAAAGCAGTTGCATTTAACCCACTAGAGGTTAACTCTTTAATTGCATTATCGTCTGAGGAAAGATCACCAACAATTTTAGTTTCTGGTGTGTTTGGTTCGAAGTCTTTATTAGTTGGGAAAGGTGGGATTATTCTACTTCCAGTATCAGTTCCATAAGCGTTCATTAATTTAAAATAATATTGCTGCAAATCAGTTGTACTAAATCCAGGCACAATATTTTGCCCATCAGCATATTCAAAACATGTTAATTTATGGTGTGATATGTTTGGGTTTCTTTTTTCTGTAAAATCTGTACTATAATATACTGATCTATTTGCATCAAATAAACTAAATTGCCAGAAATAGCAACCACCTGTGACACGAAATAGTGCTGATCTTGGAATTACACTGTCTAAAACATCTGGATTTGGAACATATAATGGTCTTATTTTTGTTTTTCTTAAGTCTAATCCAATAATTGAAGTTCCTTTTGGAACAATTGCACCACCATAAACTGAATTAAACTTATGTAAAACATTATCTACATTATTTAAGTCAAATATTGAACTGTTATTAAGTTCTATATTAGCTGTTACTGCATTTATCTCTTGCCCGTTTGCTTGAACATATTTTAAACCTTCAGTGGGTTTATCTTTGATACCTAATCCTGGTCTATTATCAATGGTATGCTCACCTGGATATACTAAAACTGTGGTTCTATCAAATCTATCGTTATTAAATCCTGATTGGTATGTAAATCTAGCTGCCTCTATCAATGCTCTTTGTATTGTAACAAAAGGTCTTGTCAAAGAGTTTCCTTTATTATCAAAACTATCTGTAGCATCTAAGTCAGATGGGTTTACATACAATATATTACCATCAGTATTAACTAAAAAATTTTCTAACCTTGAAAGGGGCATCGTATTAGCACACTAAATTTTTTCTTCTGTCTTATTTATCACAAAAGGTTTGGGACTGATTTTTGGCCCGAATTTTTTTTCCACCTTTTTTGAAATTAAAAGTCAATTTTGGTTTTGGGGTGATTCATCTTCATCCTCCAAAGAATCAAGAACCTCTTTTAATTTTTCATAGTAAAGTGGTTCACCACGTAACTCAGCAAGTTTTGCAATCGCAACAGATTCAACACAAGTCCAGTATGTTTCTCCACTTACAACATGTTCATCAGTAAAATATGCTGCAATATCCTCTTGAAGGTATTGTAGTTCTCTTAATGTCTCTCTCTGAATTTCCATAATTTATACTGATGAGTTCTTTTTATTTATGGGTTGAATCTGACAACCATGGTCAAACAAGTTGTAGTGTCGGTATCATCTATAGTTACATAATTTATTCTATCACCTGCTGCGAAATCCATTAATGATGTGTAATTCGCATTGTTTTTTGTGACTGTCCCTGAACCAGTGGTAGTTGTAATTTGATCACTGGCACCTCCTTGTGTTACTCCATTCTTTGATGGTTGGAAAATTCCAGCATTAGTTCCACCAGACTTTGATATGGTGACGACAACAACTTCACCAGCAAAAGGCATTGCAGGCCCTTGATTATCGGTTGCACCATTTCCAAATGAAAACAATTGATCAGCAGTAGTAGCACCACTATGTTCACCGATTAGAGTGTGTAATGTCCCCTTTACCAAACCATTTGATGCAACATCAAATATTTTACTGCCATCTGTATGAACTTCAAGAGGGGCAGTTGGATTTGTGATTCCGATACCGATGTTAGTGTCTGCAATAACACTACTACAGTCTATAGTTTTACTTGGAGATATACCATAGGTACTACCGTTAGCCAACATACTATCTAAAGTTTCACCTTCTGAAATGCCTGAATAATACTTTGCCATTAGAGTGTCCTCCTATCATAATGATATCCAGCAATTGAATACTGATCATTCTTACCTGGATAATCTTCGGGTGAGTTTCCTTCATACTCTGGAATCAAAGGTTCACCATCTTTTCTCTCACCATAAACTATGTAACTACAGTGAGTTGAAAGATTACTGTGGTTCTTAACTATAATTCTATTCTTTGCAACTGTATAATATAAGTATTGATATGTTCCAATCGGAGTTAGATGCACTGTAATTGTTTTAGTATCAACTAAATCTTTCCAGTAATCAGGGAGTTCAATAAATTCACTGTTTTTTAAAACACCTCTATGGTAGACACCACCCTCTGGGCCTTCCAAACAAACATATCTTAATCTATAGTTTTCTTTGGTTGGGTGTTTGATGTCAAATCCTTTCCAACCTTGAACATTTATACTTCCTCTAAAAGTTGAATACGTTGTGCCACTAATCGTAGCGTTACCAGTGATTCTAACGTTTGCTGACACTAACATATCAGCAAAGAATTTACTGGTTCCTAAGACATAAAGAGAGTCAGAGAAAGGGAGTTTAGATCCTGAATCTACTGTACCTATTGTGACTGCTGCCCTTCCACTAATTTTAGAACAATCACCAAATATTGATATACCAGAACAAGTTAATACACCAGTTTTTTTGTAAGGAATTTGTTTGGAGATGGTCATTTTAGAGTAATCTCTTGCTCCAACATGAAGACCAATTGTTTCGATAGAGAGATTTTTTATTGTCATTATGAATCGTTAGCGTTATAAGATTCGATT